CAAGTCCAATCTTTCTAACATTTTTTCAATGTCTTTCTTGGTTTGGTCATCCGCAAGTAATATATCGTGTACTACATCATATTCATCAACAATACTTTCGTTTGGTACTTGTTGGGATAATAGGTAAGTCCACTTTTTTTCCTCTTCGGACATTCTTCCAAATAATAACTTATCCAACTCATCAATCGTTAGATTGTACTGAATCTTCAATAATTTAAGGGACTTTATGTCCATAATTTTTTTATTTTTTTCCAATGATTAAATCATCGAAATCAAGTTTATCCATCCCACCTGATACATTATCATCAACAAACTCATCGTACATGTATTCTTTAACAACCGCAATAATAGCTTGTTCACATTGTGCTATTTTACTTTCTTGCCAGTCCTCAAGTTGTTCATTATCGTCCATACTTTCCCACATTTTGTGAGCCAATGTTGCAATTGTAAAAAGTTGTTTTTTTGCCATAGAATCTTTACCTATTTCATTTTCTTTAACAACATTAACAAGTTTGTTTAATTGCTCTTGGGTTACAATAACATTTTTCATTTTAGTTCTTTTATTATAAATATAAAAAAAAGGGGATTTCTCCCCTAATTTTGAGCCCGAATTACCGGTCCACCACTTGATTTACTAATCAAGAAAACTTTACTCCCCAACCACAACTTCAATATCCTCAATATCTATAGTTTTACTAAGAGTATCGTATGTCGCTTTAATCTCAATCTCTTTTTTCTTATCAACCTTTTCAACTTTATCAACCTTTGGTTTGGGTTCTGAAGTCACAACCGCATCATACATTTGTTTGATTTGGACAACAAACAACACGAACATGGCGGCCGCAGCAAAGATAACAAGTTTGATAAACCTTTTCCAATACTTAAAGATTACAAATACCGCAATGCCAGTACAAAGTAACCAACCGAATGTGTTTGAATCTATTATCATTTTGTTACGAGTGCTTCAATTTTACTTTTAACAACATCAACAACATCCAAAGTGCTCATGGAAGTGGTAATAATGGAATCAACCAAAAAACGATTTGGAATGTGAACCAAGAACTCAACTCCATTGAAGAATGTGAGGTCGGTTTTTAGTTCGATTGAACTTTGAACCATTCTCAAAAACAATTTGAACTGAACTGGGTCAATGAAACTTTCATTGAGGAGGGTTCCGAATTTTTCGTTTTGGATTTTGATTGTGTGGGTTATTGTAGTCATTGTGAATTTTTTACAAAGATAGACAAAAATTATTACTCTCCAAATTTATTTTCTCGGTCGATGTCTCTTTCTTTGATTTTTTGTTTCTTGTCGTAATTTTTATTTCTTCTCGCCAATACAATGGTACATTTGATTCTTCCCTTATCGTTTGCAAAGAATCTGTAAGGAACTATTGTAAGTCCTTTGATAAGTTCTTTTTCAAGTTTATTCAATTCTTGTTTTTTCAACAACAATTTTTTCTCCCTCTTGGGTTCCTCAACATCATTTATAACAAGGTTCTTAACAAAAAGTTCCCCGTCTTTGAAATAACAATACGAATCAACAAAAGAAAAGTTTCTTTTTTTAACAGATTTTACTTCAATACCTTTCAACTCGATACCCGCATCTATGGTTTCAAGGAACTCATATTCAAATCTAACTTTTGGTAGTTTTACTTCAAAATGTTTCATAATTCTACAAATTTAGAGCAAAAAAAGAAAAACCCCAACATTTTTCTATTAAAAAAAATGTCGGGGTTAAAAATTACCAACTTAAAAGAAAGGGGTTGGGCTTTGTGAAAATAAATATAGTCAAAATCTAAAAAAATCAAGATTTTTTCAAAATATTCACAATTAATTTCATTAATTGGTCATTTTTATCTTCAAAAGGTAAATTATCAATCCCAAAATAACCGCACTTGGTATGTTCTTTACCGTCTTTGGCATTTTTTAAATCAGGTATTTTTTTCTCATCTACATTCCAAAGGAATACATACATCAATCCTTTAACATTTTTCCCATCTCTAGTTGTTCTGTTTATGAAACCACATAATTCAATATCATCTTGGATATCAATATTAGTTTCCTCTAAAAACTCTCGTTTTGCACCCGCAGTTGGATTTTCGTTGTTTCCTAATTTACCTGCAGGTATTGACCACACACCTGGTAATTCACCAAAATCATTTCTTTTACAAAGTAAAACTTCATTTTTATACTTAACAATTACACCCCCGTATCTTTTTATGTTTTCCATTCTAAAATCTGAATATTTATGTCTATATGAATATAACTATAAATAACCATAATTTCAAAACTAAAACAGTATTTTCATCAAAGGACACTCAAAAAGGTATGATGCATAAAAGTTTTGGTGATGACTTTAATGGTATGTTATTTTTGATGGATGATAGAGACCATTGTTTTTGGATGAAAAATTGTATAATCCCATTGGATATTATATTCATATCAGATAACAAGATTACTAAAATACATCACAACTGTCCTCCTTGTAAAACAAAAGATTGTGAAAACTATTGCGGGAATGGGGATATGATTTTAGAAATAATTGGTGGTTCCTGTAAGAGATTGAATATTGGTGTGGGTGATAAAATTAGATTTAAGAATTAATCTTCTCTTTTAACAATCTCACAAATTCATTCTGAATCATCTTGGTAAATTTAACATAAGCAGAGTCTTCTTTACTTGGGTCATATTTGTATTTACCTTTTGGTGGTCTGTTTGACCTACCCAAATAAACCAGTCCTGAAATATTTGTAATACATTTATGCCCTCCTGAGTTAGCCTGAATCAAGTCCCAAGCATTTACCGTAACATCATCTAACATCTCTCTGTGTTCTTCAGGTAATTCACTAAACGGTGTTTCCATCATTTCACCGATATGTGTTAATATATCACGACCATTGTCCATCGTTTTATAATTCTTACCATAAAGAGCGGCAAAATCTTTAAATGTAAAACCAACTGACTCGGGTCCAAAACCTTTTGTATCTTCAGATATCCACTTAATTGTTGATAGCGGTATTTCTCTTTCTTTTAGTTGACTTTCCCACTTTGATAAAACCTCTTGAGCGATGTCCCCAAGATTAACACCCTTTAATTCTCTATCTTTTTTAAATGGATTACAAGATGCTTGGACTAATCCTAAAGGCCAAGCAATAACCAAAAAGTCAGCTTCAGGATTATTCTTAAATGGTGTATACCTATCATAAGAACCTGGTTTCATCATACTACCACCACCATATTGAATAATAATATTATCCTCAACTTTAACATTTTCATTACCTTTCATGCTTTGAATATACGCTGACTTATTCTTTTCTAATTCAGGAACCGTTGCGTACCCCTTTTCTACCATTATTCTTCTTATATTTTGGAGAATACTCATAATTGATGGTTTTGACATCATTACAAGTTCTTCTAAGAATCCTGGTTTGTTTTTAAATGCGAGGAGTAATTTATTAGTTACCAATCCAAGTAGCATTTTATTTCTCTTCAAAGATTCGTCTTTGTCCAATTTAAAAACATAATTAATTACATCATCGACTGAAATATTTTGAGACGCAAAATTGGCTGAATCCACTGTTGATATGAGTAATATATCTTCATTTGGGAATATTTCTTTTGGTGATACAATCTGTGATATTGTTTCAACATTTGACCTTGATTGTCTAAAAGATGTTGATTTTGTATCTTCAGCCCCTGCTTGTCTGTCGTGGTGGTCTGTATGAATAACAAACATTGGTTTACCGTGAGCGAAGTCAACAAGGACAGGCATCGTATCTCCTTGAGCGTCATTCTTTTTAACGGAAAATTCTTTATCTCCGTATTGAATTACATGGACATCAACCACTTTTATACCGTGTTGCTCCAAATAATTTTTCATAGCAATTGCCGTTGTGACACCATCTAAATCTTGGTGGAAATAAATTTCAGCCTTGGGGTATCTTTGTGCGAGTTTATTAATTTCTCTGATACCTGATTCTTTTAATAAATTTTTCATAATTAAGCAAAAAGCCCTCCAAAAATATCGTCTGATTTAATTGATTTGGGAGTTGTTGTATTTGGAGTTGTGATTGTTTCCGAACCAGGTATTCCCATACCTTGTGAGGCCCTTTTCCAAATATCAGATTCATCTTGAGTTGGTTCCGATAATGTTATACCTTGTGAAGCCTTTTTCCAAATATCCGATTCGTCTTGAGTTGGCTCCGATAATGTTATACCTGATTGTTCCATATCTTGTGTAAATAATTTTTCAGATTCAGGTGTTTGTGAATATTGATTTACCTTGTCTTCTAAATTATCCACTTCTTTTTCTAATTCATCAGGACCAACAAAATTTCCAATACCTAAAAAGGTTAATAATCCTAAATACCATTTGGTATTCCTCATTAAACCTCTTGTGGCTCTATTACCCCACAATCTACCAACACCTCCTTTCCATCCGGTTGCTCCCTTAAAACCTCTAAAACCTCTGAATTCCGTTGCGGTTTTTAATGCCTTTTCTAATGTTTTAGCCTCAACCGCGGTTAAACCTTTTGCCGCTTTTTTCGCGGTAAGTTCAATCGCTTCTTTAGCCCCTGTTTTCATTACTCCATTGGCATCTTTGAATAATTTTATAAAGTCCTCGACTCCCTTAACCATTCCCTTTCCAATTCCAGGTACTTTACCTACCGCCTTACCAAGAGGTTCAAGTACTTTTCCTCCCCATTTTGTCACGCTACCTAATAATTTACCTAAAGGTCCTGTATTTTTAGCAATTTCTGCCATCTTAACCGCATCGCCAGCTAATGAAGCCGCTTTAAATGCTTTAGCACTTCCGCCACCCATTTTAAACAAACCCGCAATTGGTTTAGCGATAGCGTCACCCAAAAATGGTATTACTGAAATCCAAGATAATAACGCAAATAATTTATCGCCTTGTCTCCAATAAGAAACCCCATTTATTAAATCAACGACACCGGTTGGGTCTACTATTCCAACGATATCTCCTACAGTATTGTACCATTTTGCCTCAGTTACTAATTTAGCCTTTTCAGGATAAATAACTTTTAACATTTCAACTACAAGTTGTTTATCAGTTTTACTCAATCTAGACCATTTCTCCTCAATTACCTTATATCTCTCTTCTTGATATATTTGACCTATTCTTTCATTAAGTTGTGACTCTGAAATTATTTTGTCCATCTTTTTTCTTTATAAATATCGAAAAAATAAAAAAGGGACACTAAACTGTCCCTTCTTCAAATTCTATTTTTTGTTGTTTCTTTTTATCAACAAATGACTGAATCCTTTCACTCGCAATTTCTGTGTAATTTGGCGATAACTCAATTCCAATCCATCTACGGTCGAGTATTTCTGCCGCCACACAACTAGTCCCACTACCGTTAAATGGGTCTAAGATTACATCATTCTTATATGACAATATCTTAATTGCCTTGGTTGGAATATCCATTGAGAATGTTGCCTTTGTTAATGGTCTTGAGTCGTTAAGATATTTCCATTGTCCGAACACCAGTTCCATGAATTCCTTCTTGTCCTGTTCGGTGTATAATATCTTTGTCTTACCTTCTTCGGTGGTTATTGGTTCACCTTTCCATTGTGGTTCACCTTTAACTTTCTTGATGTGGTTTTTCTTGTAAGCAAGTATTACACATTCTTTTGGGTTATAGATATATGGACTTGACGGACTCATCCAACTACCCCAAGCCGTTGTCTTACTACGATGCGGACTATCTTCTTCAAGGTCTACAATTCCAAAGAATTTAAATCCAACTTCTTTCATTATCTGATAAACCTCAGATACCAAAAATATCCTACCACCTTTTTCTTGACGATTAATCTCGTAAGGAATATTAAGAGCAATCCTTCCATCATCTTTCAAAACTTTATAAGCCTGTGTTAACCAATTACGGGTAAATTCCAAATACTGACTAATCTCCATGTCATCGTCATGAACATCATAATTAATGTTAACTCCGTATGGTGGTGATGTAACAATCAAATCGACAAATGAGTCTGGCATTTCTTTCATTACCTCGATACAATCACCATTGATTACTTTATTTATATAGTTTTCAATCATTTCTTTTCTAAGTTTTGAATTTTTCTTTCAAGATACCAAAGTGCTTTTTTAAGGTCTTGAAGTTCTTTATCTGAATCTTTTTTTCCCGCTCTCGCAACATACTTAACGACATTGAATAGGTAAGCGTCCATATCAAGTCCCCAAGCTTCTGCAACCTTTACAACCTCGTAAACATTTTCTTCACCACCATAATGCTCGGGGTGATTAACCATTTCTTTATTTATCATAGATATTTTTTTAAAACAAGTTTGTTGGTGTGCTTTTGGATTAATTTACACCATGATATAGATTAGGCCTCCAACTTACTTGTCCGTGAATTTATAATATTCTTTCGCGTATTTACTCTCTTCAATATAACCTTCAGATAT